CTTCAAAGCTACGCTCCGAAGTCTCGGTCTCGTAGATTTCCTTGTGCTGCTCGCCGTACTTAGCGTACTCCAGACCGAACAAAGCGTTCAAGCCGGGGAGCAGTTCTTTCAGCAGTTGTGCGCGTGAAATAGCCATGATTTACTCCTTAAACACCAGTGGTGTTGTTGTACTGATGTGTGTTGATTTTCACCAACAGCTCGGTGTATGTGTCAGCGGCAGTAGCTGTCTCTGGCACAACGTCGATCACACGCACAGGGATAGTGGCAGTAGTGCCAGCGCCAGTCAAAGTGACGGCGAAAGCAGAATTACCGGTAGTGGTGCTGCCAGCGTTCAGAACCAAAGGAAGGTTCGAGCCAACAACGGTACGACCAGCAGTGCCCATGGTAGTGCCCGAGGTCACAACGGCCACTTTGAACAGAGCCATTGGATCGTCGATCACATAGGCGTAGGCCAAGTTGCTTGCTGTAGAAGCCAGAGCGGGAATGTACTGACCTTCAACGGGCTGGCCGCTGGAGTTCACGTACGAACCACCAACGCAAACGCCGACAATGTTGCCGGAGTCAGTTGTGGTGGACTTGACCAGATAGCCATCGCTGTTGATCACAACGGTATCGCCATCAAAAATGGCGGTGCCGAAGCCAGCAGCTACGGGAATCTGGCGGAATGCACCTGCGTACGGCATGCCATCAATACGATTGATAGCTTGCAAGCCGTAGGGTGCCGAAACGGTGGGGTAAGCCATGTTTGGACTCCAAAAAAGTTAAATACCTTTACCGAAAGTGACTTTCGTGTTTCGCTCTTTGAAAAGCGGCATACGAGGATCACTTTCACGCATGTAGCTGTTATCCACTGACGCCATCTGCGACTCAGACTGTTGGTTGAAGTACGCGGATCGCTGCTCAACGAATTCAGCAGGTGTTTTGCAAAGGAGAAGACCACCAACACAGATTGAATCTGGGAATCGACCATTGGTCTCCCCGAACAATTGAACCTCTGGGTGATCGGACGCCTTTACAGGTTCCCATCCCTCGCGGAGTTTTGACGAAACATTACGCGGATCATCAGCGTTCATAGTGCTCACACGAATCCAACGATAAGCATACCCGGGCTCCGGTGATGGATCGGGCAGAAGCTGCGCAGGTGCCCATTTTGTAGGGCGGGCTGACACGGCTCGTGTATCGAGTTCACGCTTTGTACGATTCTGTTCAGTCATTTCATTTCCTCATTTCTTCCGCAACCTTACGAGCATAGAGTTCCAGAGGAACACCAAGCCGTTTGGCGATTTCGACCTGCGATTTGGTAAGTACGACCTTTCGGGGAGCAGTACTACGCGTTGCCGGTGCGACAACATTCGATTTCTTGGAGGGAGTGGGCGCATCCCCCGTCTTCTCGGACTCGAAAGCATCCGGGAAAACTTGCTTCAAACGAGAGTTAAGCTTCTCGTAATATTCATCTGAGTTTGTAGCAACACCCGATTTGATGAGTTTGGTGTGGTAACCAAGCGCAAAACTCGTCATCTCTTCGTCTGATCCAAACCACGGATTCTTTTCCTGCCACTGTACCGCTTTCGCGTCAGGGCGAGGCACTTCTGCCTCTGGTTGGCGCATTTGTACCGCAGTTTCTTGCTCCTGTAAAGGGGTTGGCCGGAAACTCGCAATACGCTGCGCCTTCATCTTTGCTTCAGTGAGGCCTTCTTGAGCATCAACCATTGCATCAGAGTCGCCAGATTCGTAGGCGGCTTTGTATTTACGCTTGGCCTCCTCTAAATCGTTGGCTGCGTTCTTCTTTGCCTGCTCAATCAGGGCAGTCTGGTTGCTGTTCAAGGAGCCCTTGAGCTTCTTGTTCTCTTCCACGATGGCCTGAGCGATGCGAATCGCCTCGTCCTTCTCGCGCAGAGCTGCTTCTTTGGCCCGGCGCTCCTCGTGGTAGCCCTTGGTGAAGTGCTTGATGCGCTTTTGCACGCCCTCGTCGTACTTCGCCAGCTCGTCGTCGGTCACATCCTTGGGTGGCTCGGCCATCGGCTTGCGATTGCGATCCTCTTCGGGGGTGTCATCGACGATTTCAATTTCGTCTTTGTCTTCGGCCTCGACTACGGCACCGCCCTTGCGGGGGTTTTCTTCCACTTCGTCGGGGAACTCGAACTCGGTCTTTTCAAAATCAGCCATGGTGCCTCCTTAAACGCGCTGGATGCCGCGAGGGTCTTGCACGACCGCCTCGACAGAGTCATCGTTGATGATCCGCCACTCAGTGCCGTGGATTTTCATCCGGGTGCCGGTGTTGGGGCGCACGATTACAAAGTCGCCAACCTTGCAGCTTGGGCCGCTTGGGAAACGCTTTTCGTCCTTGAACGCATCGGGACCCATCTTGGCCACGAAAAGGACTGGAGACAGAAGCTCTTCGAAGTGCATGGTCTGGCCAGCCTTAAGCAAGCCGCCTTCATACTCTTCTTGTGCCTCGGGTAGCATGCACAGCAAGTGGAAAGTTGCTGGATCGGGAACTTGCTTGGCCTTGTCCTCAACGGGCTTGTTGAGAAGGCCGGACAGGTCCACCGCCTGAACATCAAAGTTAGTCGTCATTGTCATACTCTTTCAGTTTTCGCACGAGGTCACCGGATTCAGATTGTGCGGCCCGGAGACCTCGGATATGTCCGCACAATTCTTTATAGTGGTCGTAGGATTTGCATCCGCCGTCCGCCATAAATTCAATAAGAGATGCAATACGCTCCTCAAGTTTTCTATTGAGGTGCTCCAATGTCTGGCTGCTCATTACTCTCCTTTGCTACCCGACGGTTTCGCAGTCGGCTTGATCATTGACTTCACCATTTCGGACTGAAGTTTGAGAGCGTCACGCTGCTGCTCAAACTGCATCTTCTGTTGGTGATCTTGCTCTGCCATACGCATCTTCATGGCATGTTCTTCTTGCGAGATTTGCATCTCTTGCTGGGCTCGTGCGGCTGCAATTTGTGGGTCTTCGCCTGAGCGGCTGGCCAACTCTTGAGCCTTGAGCTGCATCTCTTGCTGGCGGATCGCCAACTCGCCTTGGACCTTCTGGGCCTTGGTCTGTGCGTCCTGCATCTTGATCTGCAATTCTTGCTGCTGCATCTGCACCAGTGGGTCCTGCATCTGCTGCTGGGCCTGCTGAGCTTGCTGCTGCGCCATGTCCTTCTGCAGGAGCTGGCTTGCGGCCTGCGCGGTGAGGCGCGAGAGCTGCACTTCCACGTCCTCTGGCAAGTTCTCGTTCGGGTCCGGCAACGGAACGCCCATCTGCTCTTCGATCTGCTTGCGGTACACGAAGCCAAGGTGCTCGTTGATGTGCGCTTGCATCGCGGCAAAGGTCTGCTGAGCCTGTGGGTTCTGGCCCATCTTGGCCATCATCATTGGGTCCTGCATCAAGCTGGTATGCACAGCAATGTGAGCGTCGTGATCTTGGAAGATAAACGCCTTCGTTGGCTTGCCATTGAAGAAGCCCATGTTCTCGCTGACTGGGTCCTTCGGCTTGAGATCGTCTTCAACCGGCACAAGCTTGTCGGCATTCTTGATGCCCAGCACTTCCAGCATCTGGCGGTGCAATTGAGGCAAGTCGTAAATCTGTGGAGCGCCTTGAGCCAATTGGATCGCAGCTTGGTACTGCATGATCCGCTGGGCCATGGTCGCGCTGTTCGGATCGGACACGGGGATCACGTCCACCATGTCGTAATCTTCTTGCTTGACCTTGCGATCACCACCGGCTGGGGTGTACTCGTACTCGCCCGGGGTGTTGTCGCGGATGATGGCCTTGAGGAGCTTAAACTCCTCTTTCATCGAGTAGTGCACACGGGCCTGCACGGCAGACATCGTCTTGAGTTGACGCTCAAGGATGGCCAGCGTGGTTCCGACCGGCGCGTTGGCGCTCATGTCGCTGACCTTCATGTCGGCCACGGAGCCCAGACGGCGTGCTTCTTCGGTGATCTGGTTGAGCAGCGACATCAGAACCTGTGAAGGCTCCTTGTACGGCAGCGGCATGATGTTGTCGCGCACAGAACCACTTGGCACGTCCACGTCTCGGAACTCGCCGGGCTGGATCGGAGTGTCGTCGCCTTTGATGCGCAGGCCACGGGACTTCAAGCCGCCGGGCAAGTTGCTCAGCGTACCGGCGTCGATCAGTTGGCGGATCAGTGATGTGCCAGCGCGGGCATAGCCACCGATGATGTGGATCAGGCCAAGGCCATACACACCGAAGCCGGGCACGTAGGTGTACTGCACGAAGTGCTGGCGGCGCAGCTTGAGGTCGTCGTCTTCATTCCAGTTGCGGCGGATGGCCAGAACCTTCGTGGTCGAGCGGTCGATGGTGATCACGTAAGGCAGCGCGATGTCATCTTCGTCTTCGTAGCCGGGCAGGTTGTAGTCAACGCACATCTCCAGCACTTGGTAGCGATTGTCTTCGCTCAGTGTGAAGCCTTGATCTTCGGCTTTGCGCTTCTCGATGTCGGAGAAGAATGACTGGGGCTCACCCAAGTCCACATCGCGGTAGAAGCCAGCGACCTGCAGCTTCTTGATGTCGTTCTTGGTCTTGCGCATAACGTGAGTCACACGCTCTGCGGTGCGCGAGCTGGACGCGCCATAAGGGATGATCAAGTCTTCAGCAGGGATAAAGACGGCAACTTGACGGCCAAGGCTCGGGTCGAAGTAGACCTTCTTGAACGCGGCACCGGCCAAGCCCAAGTTGTACAGCATGCGCTCGTGCTCGGGGCGGTACTCAGGCATCTCCTCTGTGAGCTTGTAGTTCATGTCATCACGAACTCGCTCGGCAGCCTCTTCCTTAAGCTTGTCGATTGCGCCGATGATCTCCGTCTTCACGGGACCGGCAGCAGGGAAAGTTTCGATGATGGTTTCGGACTGGAAGCGGATCGCTGCTTCGGTCAAAACTGTGGAGAACACGCCGCATGCGCCATCCCATGGCTCGGTGCGCTCTTCGTACTTCATGCCAAGGACTTCGAGGCCCTTGACGTACATCTCGACCCAGTCCTTGCGGCTGGCAATGTCAGCTTCAAACTCACCGATCAGATCGTCGGCCAGTGCACCCAGCTCGCCTTCATCCATGAACTCGGCCAAGTTTGCGCCGAAGTCTTCTGCGGTTTCTTCTTCTGGCATCAGATCAATCTCAATACCATCGACGCCAATTCTGACGCCTTCCGGGTCTTCGATTTCAATCTCAATCGCTGGGGTATCGTCCTGCACGATATCTTCGAGGCCCATCCCAAGGGGAGCGCCGCCAATACCGGGGACCATGTCTGATGCTGCCATATCGAATCCTTAATAGAAAGCGGCCTTGCGCCGAAAGGACAAAGGCTCGTCCTGCCCGTCAGATTCTAGTCTCAAGAAGCCACCTTGTCGAAACCTTGTAATGGCCATCACAGCCGTGTCAGCCAAGTCGTCATGGGCCGCATTTGGGAAAGAGGCCATCTGGTCGATCAGCTCCCGTGCCCAGCGCGTGTCCGGTGCCCACACCTTGCCGCCTTGGAAGATCGGAGAGACGGAGTTCATACGGGCGATCTTGTCGTTCGACTGCTGGCGCGTGCCTCGGCTTGGAGTGTAGCCCCGCACAAAGATGTCGCCTTGCTGGTTCAGCTCTTGGATCAGCGATGCACCTGCAGCCTTGGCTTCGACGATGCAGTCGTCCGGCTCCCACTCCAAATAGTGCGACCGCGCCTTTTCCTTGAGCTCGGGGAACTCCATCCGTTTTTGAAAGGAGTCCAGCAAGATGATGTGCGGATCGTTGGGATCGTCGTTCATGTAGAACACGCCCCAAGTTGAGCAGGCCGAATAGTCGGAGCGTTCGTTTTTTGTGAACGCCGTGTCCCAAGCTTGAATGATGAACTCGCACCGTGGCGGGTCTTCCTTTTCCCAGACGTTCCACCACTCTCTCTTAATAAGAGCACCCTCTTCGCCAGTGGGTCTTTGCTGGTACTGGGCGTTCCACTTGGCCGGAGGCAGTTCGGCCTTCAGGTCTTCCAGCAACTCAAGCGACCAGAACTCAGGCCAAAGGGGATTGCCAGAAGGCAAGATGGCCGGGAACTCAATGACCCGCCACTCATCGTCCTTACCCCGCTCGGCGGCATCCTTCAAGACGCGGCCAATCAAATCTCGCTCACCCCAGCGCGTGGCGATGATCACGATCGCGCCGTTAGGTTGAAGTCGCTGACGAGGGCCAGAGGTGTACCACTCGTAGGACTTGTCATATATAGAGGGGTCGTGCGCCGCCAGAGCAGCTTCACCTTCCGTGTGGGGGTCGTCGATGATGACCAGATCAGCACCCCGGCCAGTCATAGTACCGCCGACACCAATGGCAAAGTATTCCCCGTGTTCATTCACAGCCCAACGGCCAGCGGACTTGGAGTCTTGCCGGATGTTGGTATCAGGGAAGACCTCGTGATACTGCTCGCTCATCACCAAGTTACGGACCTTCCGGCCAAAGCCCACTGCAAGTTCGCCAGTGTTGGACGCCTGCATAACCTTCTTGCCGGGGAACTTGCCAAGGAACCAAGCTGGGAGCATGTAAGAACCAAACTCCGACTTCGTGTGCCGAGGAGGCATAGAGATGGCCAGACGCTTAATCTTTCCAGACGCGATGTCCTCGAACGCCTTAGCCACAACAGCATGGTGACGGCCATGAATAAACCCCGGCCACATCTTCTTGACGAAAGCCATGAACGACTCTTGGCACTTCTCCCTCTCCAAGGCTGCTTTGTACTCAGCCACCTGAGACAGAAGCTTCTCTTGCTCATGCAGGGGCAACTGGCCAATCAAAGCCTCCATATCCTGCGGAG